CTGGCGGATGTAGTCCTCCAGTCCGTCATCCGGTACCAGAACCCCGATTCCTGTCATGTCCTTAATGAACGATGCCACCTTTGTAATGTCAGCATCCTCAATGTCTCCGTGTGTCATTCTCGGATAATCAGTGATTCCGGAGAAATGGTCTCCGTTTATATCTATTAGCTGAGGAATGCCCTGGCTATTGAATGTCTCACAGATAATATCCAGGAACGCACCGATTGCAATAGCAAAAAGTTCCGTTTTGTCGGAACTCAAAGCCCAACTGCCTGTCTGATCGTGTCCGAGGAAAATAAAATCTGCAAGCACTGTCATGGCAATTCTCGTATCATATCGGTTGATGATTGCATTTGTATCAAACTGCCTTGTTCCGCCGGAACTCAGGAGCTTTAACTCGTAGCCGTATGGAAGGACAACGCCCTCCATTTCGTCTCTGCGGATATTACGCACCATTGCCTCTAACCCAGCTCTGTTTCTCTTGTTTTCCTCTAAGGTATCGTCCCACAGGTCAACACCTTCCGGACCGTAGATAACAGGCAATCCGGCAAGGTCTCTCTCAATGCCGATGCCCTCTATCTCCTGGATTCTTCTCTTGAAGTACCACGATCGGTAGGCATTTCTCAGTATGCTCCTTCCCTCCGGATTGTTCTTTCTGGATTTTGTGCGGAACAGCAGCGCCTTGTCAGCCGGAATTGTCAGAAGTCCGTAGTCCGGCGGCGGCATCTGCACCATGCCTTTCAGATTATCTTCATCGTCATACTCCCATTTATAGAGTGTTTCCTGTGCCCTTATAGGCAATTTCCTCCAACCAATAAGACCATCGCTGTATTTACTCTTGGTTCGTGGGTCCTTCGTGTTCCCCATTCTCCGTTTATACACAATCTCGTGAAAGCTCCAACCATAAGTGAGGAAAGACAGGATTTCCGAAATGGTGTCAATCCAGGTGTCCTGCATATCATCCATGCAACTTTCAACAAATTCTGCCGCTTCTCTGTCTTTGGCAGAATCGCCTCCAGCCTCGATATTCCAGTCGGTCTGCCTCACAAGCATTTCTATCGCAAAAAGGATAGCGCCTACCACATCGTCATTCTCTGACATTTCCCGGTAAACCTCTATCCCTCGTGTGCCTCTCAGTTCGTGCAGGAACTCCTCGTAAAATACTCCGCCGGTTCTCCTCTGCCCTATGCGGCCAATCTCTTTGTTCGTGGCCATTGATTCTCACCTCACTTTCTCCAATAACTGTTCTTTCCTAAACTTGAACTTTTCGGTGGTGCTGAGTATGTCGCTCCGTTCTCCAACTCGTTGAAAGCGGAACTGCTGCCGTCCACCATATCCTTAAATTTTGACTCTGGGAATGACTCTAACTGGTTGAAATACACCTCATTCCACGGTGCTATCAGTACATCTACATTTCCTGGCTGCCACTGTGCTGCAAATGGTTCTGCTCTTGATTCCTTACTTCCACTCTCCGGTATGCACTTCACAAGAAAACCCGATAAGAACTTAATGAAACTCTGCGCCTGCGCTTTTCCTGCCTGCCCTGGGTCCTGCGGAAGTCTCTCTATAACCCTTCCGTACTTTGATTTATCAATCTGGCAAGTCTGCTTTATGAGCGCCCTTACTTTGGATGCTTCTAATCTCTGGTTAATTACATCTGCGACCACATAGCGTCCTTCCTTGGTTTTACCTATCAGAACCCCTGCAGTATATGCCGGATCGCCATCTTCGTCCTCGTCAGTAGCCGCAAGGTCCCAGCCTCTCGCCCACATGATGATATCCTTTGGCAATTCTTCCAACATATGTCCTACCTGTGTTCGCTTGAAGAAAAGACCGGCTGCCGCCTTGATTTTCCAGTTTCCTTTGAGAAGTCTTTCTCTCTCAACTTCCGGAAGTGCTTTCAAGTTTGCAAGGTACCCTGGGTCATTGTGCATCAGAATCTTATTATCCTGCAGTGTACTCGCTATGAATGTAACGCTCTTCGGCATTGTCTCAGCCTCGATACGTTCTATTCCGTTTTTCATTGCAAGTTCAACGGCTTCTTCCCTACTGTCTACCCAATGGATTTCCTCATTCAGTCGGATCATCCACCGGATTTTCCCAGAACGCTCCTTTATCGGATAACCGCTGTCCTGGTCTATCCACCATTTGATGAAATTCGCAACCCAACTATCTGCGTCCGGGTTGCAGGTTGCCCGTATGTACGGAGAAACACCGGAGTCTGTTCTGTTTCTGGACATCATATAAAAAAACTGATATTCCGAGAAATGTGTCAACTCGTCAAACCCGATCATTGTAATCTGCGAACCTTGCCAGTCAAGGCAATCATCATCACTTGCCAGGTGTGCGAAATTGACCGTAGCGCCTTTTTTGAAAGTCCAATGTAGTTTTGGTGTCTTTAACGGATAGCAACCTTTCACTTGGCTGTAAATCTTTTTGCTACTGTCCCATAAGCCTCCTGGAGAAGTGACCTGCGTATAATTCCTACGGAAGATAACCGCATTGAAATTCGGATTGTTCATGTGCCGGAGTCCTTCAAGCAATAAGCCATAGGTCTTACCGCCTCCGGCTGCTCCTCCATAAATGCAAATATCCGCAGAGGTTGCCAGGAATGTTTCCTGTGGTCCTTTCTGCGGTGCTAACACAACTCTATTCGCCATCTGAATCCCTCCCATTATCCGGAAGGTAAATCTGAACTTCCGTATCATTGTCGCTGCTCTGCTCAATGTAATCCTGCGGTCTGTCCATCCAGCGCTCACGCTGCCTGTTCTTCAACCAGAAACACTGAGCGGCAACCTCTGGCAGAGCGTGTTTCTTGTATTTCTCCACCCTTATAGGTTTCACACTTCCGTCCGTATTGTACTCAATGATTCTCTTTTCCTCTTCATAGTCATACCCAGTGGCTCTCTGGTAAAGACTGCGGATCACCTTAGCATCAGACACTCCCTTACCTTCCGCAAGTGCCTTTCCAAATGACTCGTGTTCCTTGGCCCATCGGAGAATTGTTCTCTTCGAGATACCCATGGCATCGGCTATCTCTTCGTTGGTGGCACCCATTGCAGCCAAAGACCACGCCCAGTCATCGTGGTAAAGGGCATTGTACTTCGGCTGTGCCGCCATACAATAAATTACCCGCCGATGTAATCAGCACAAAGGTATTCGATAAGCTGCCACCTGTTCTTACTCGTAATGGTGCCTTCTTTCTCCGCTTTTTTAATCGCCTGCTGGATAACCTTTGCTGCTTCACCGGGTACCGCACTATTTCCGAACAGTTTAGACAGATAGGTCCAATCTTCTTCCTCGTCAAATCCTGCATCATTCATTTTCTCGTTGACTGCCTGGATCATTGAATGAACTGCAGCACCCACATTACGGATGTCTGTAAACTTCTGATACTTGCTGAGGGTTTCAACGAAACTCTTGCACTGTTCGTAGGATGCCACTCCGATAATCTCCGGTGCGGTGGTCTCCAAATTCTTAACCAGGGTGTCCATGTCCTGTACCTGGTGCGGTAGGAATGTAAACACCACATTCTTAAAATCAAACTGGATTGCAGGAGAAAGCATCTTGTCATACTGCTCCAGCGGTTCCTCCATGATGTCCTTGCCTATGAAACTCTCGATCATATCATCCACATCGGTTATCATTTTCACGATTTCCCGCAGGGTGGAATCATCGTCAAAGCCGGATATCGCATTGTGTGCCAGCTGCTTTGCCGCTATCTGGCTCCTTGACAGTCCGGACACATCAATGATAACCACGATTTCTTTCAATCCTGCTGCTCTTGCACTCTTGATTCTGTGGTGTCCGGAAACAATCTCCAGCCGGTTCTCGGTTTCAACCAAAAAAGGTAGGCTCTCCAACTGGCCTCTCTTGGAAATGTTGGCCGTCAGCTGATCCTGCATCTCATTCTTCATAACCCTGGCGTTGATGTCCTGCTCCTTGACTTTATCAATCTGGACTTTCGCAATCACCAAGCCGCTACCCATGTCGTATATTACTTCGTAGCTTTTGCCCTGTTCTTCTGCCATTCTTTTTCCCTCCTTAGCCATTCAATCAATGTTTCCTGTTCCGTTCTTCCCTGCTTTAACTCAGCCTCGTAAGTCAGTTTATAACCGTTCTGCTTATCTTCCTGGCGGTTTACCAGTTTCATGATGCCCCGTACCTCTTTGTTTTCCGGGTACCGGGTGAGCATTGCCGTCCGCATCTTTGTCACCTTTTCCTGGTCGATGTTGTCCAGGAGGGTATCTACAAACTCCTTATTCTGAGCGAGCATATAGCAGAGGCGACCTAACCGGTACTTCTCGTGCGGTACTTTCATCACATACCACACAAAGACGGAATCAGAAGCCATTTTCGATATTCCGAACACGCCTGCCACATAACCGTCAATCAGCAATGCCCTGTTCCATGTGGCTGAGGAACCCACGAAGTTATGAGTCCACAGCACCCGGTAATACTGAGCCTCTGCTGCCTTGATTGACAATATCTGCACTTTGCTGTCCTCTTTGATTTCATAATCTCTCGGAAGCATACTGCAGGGCAACGGTTCCAACTTGCTTTCAGATGGTCGCTTTATCTTCTTGCCATTTGCCAGCATCGAAGCCTCTTCTTCTCTGTTGGTCGTGATGTAGGCGTTCAAATCTGCCCTTGTTCCAGAGCGGGCGTATATCGTATAGCCGATTGCCTCCCCTACTCTCTTTTCCTGGTAGCACAATACTAGGGCTTTCGCATCCATGCACATATCGTAGAACTGCTTGTGTCCTGTCTCCGGATCAAACAATTCGTACTCCGGTTCCTTCCAGGTCATTTTCCCCTGCGTGTCGTAATACTTCTCGTATCCGGAGAAATAGGTTAGCGGATTTGCTATAACGATTGCATGAGGATCGTCGAGCACCTCTTTCAGATGCACCCACATATCCAGTGGCCGGTAGCTCATTCCATGTAGCAGGTTCCTTGTGACCTCGATCTGCTGATTGATGCTTGCGATATGTGCCTCTCTTCTCTGCCGCAAGTCCACTAACAGATTGTGATAGTAGTCGTTGCCGGCACTCTTCGAGGTTCTGAGGTACAACTGTGCGTACAGTGCTGTTGCCGGGTCCAACAGTTCTTCATCGCTAAAACCCTGCGCATGAATTTCCAAAGGCTCTAACGACTGGTCTGTGATTGCGTACCCAAGCACCGTAGGCATCATTGCTACATCGCTCGTCTCAATCTGTTCCGGTTTGAATCCGCTTTGTACTGCCAGATTGCTCATGGCAAATGTACCGGCGCAAGGTTCAATAAATCTCGTATATCCCGACTTCGCCGCTGTTTCAATCAGCTTTTTCAGAAATCGTTGCTCCGATGTACCCAAACACCCCAGAAACATTGCTCCCGGATTCATAAAAAATGCCATTGTTCTTCACTCCTTCCCTTGTTTTTGTGAAATCTATACAAAAAGCCGAGGTGCTTCCCTGGTATCAGCCCCGTAATTTTTGACACCCACCTCAGCATATTGCACAAAAAAGACACCCGGCCACGAAGGACACCGGTGTACGCTCCAGATAACAAATAAGGCACCGCACTCTCTTGAATGCGATGCCGTTGTTTTTGGACCGGAACCCTGCAGTGAGCAGGAACTTTCCTCTGGACGAGGAACGTGATTCTTTCACCAGTTCCGGATATTATGATTAAATCCCTGCCATACCGAACAAACTCATTTGCTGATACTTGTTATCTTCCGACTTCTCAGCCTCTTTGACAGGTTTCTTGCTTTCTTCTTTCGCTTTCTGCGGTTTCTTTACCTTTGGCGGTGTCGGGTCCGGAAGTTCCTCAATCAGTTCTCCCGTATTCTCAGCCCACCATTCGGCAAATACTGTTCTGTGGCACCAGTCCTCCGGAATCCTCACATCTTCGTAGCACAGGAGAACAAGTTCCTTCCCCTCCGCTCTCGCCTCATCGTCCATCTTGCACACCATGTCGATGATTCGCTGCGTTCCTATCGTTTCCAGCTTCTCGTAGTATGCCGGCTTGAACCGTTCCAGGTCCATATTCAGCATATATCCTTTCGGTGCCAGGCTGTAACACTGCTTTACCAGCGTGTAGCCTAGTGGAAACTTCGGTGTTCCGATGCTTATTCCAACCGGATAATACTTACCACTCTGCAATTCCTTGTTTGTGTACCTGCTAACCCAAATGGCCATTTCAAATCACTCCTTTAAGCCTGTTGTTTATATGAATATTATACCATACAGACGACTCTAAGTACACTGAAATAGCCTTATTTTACCGATTGTTCACATATCTTTCCGGCTTGCTGAGAGGGCTTTGCAGCCCTCCCCTCATGCCCTGGGAAGAAAAAACAACTGGCTTCTTTTTAAGGGGTGACATTTGGGTTATCGGCTGATACCATATTACCATTTGGTAATTCCATAAGCAACCTACTCTTTTTCTACCATTCGTTTACAGCCGCAGGGAGCGTTCCAAAATCACAATCCCAGCAAGTAAACAGCCACAATCCCGCAAGCTATTCCCAAGTCCTTATACACCGTCTTGTCACTTACTTTTTCTACTTCCGCAATTTCCTGTACGGAGAAGGGTTTTTCATCCAGGTACATCATTCTCAACTCTCTGTATCGGCGCTTCGCCTCCTCGCTACCGCTCTTTTCGCACTCTTCACGGTACATATCGGTGGCTTTTTCTATCCGATGCACGCAGTATAGGTCCTCCTGCCTGCGCTTTTCTGTGTCCTCGATTGTCCTCTCCGCTTTGCTAACCACATTCTTAGCATTCCCCATAAGGTCCTCAATGAATTTCCATCTCAGCTCGACTTTCTCCTCCTCGGTAAACTCTGCCTCCTCCGATAGGGTGGCTTTGACTCTACGATAGGAACTAAGCATCTTCTTGGTTTTTCTGACCTTGTTTTCGTCCTTTGTACGTTTCTTCTCAGCCTTTTTTTCTTCTGCCCGGTACATCTTAACGGCTTCCCTGCCGCTAATTGCTGCTATCTGATTGATCTGCTCCTGTGTCAAAACGTACATTGGTACCTTTGTCTCCGTTTCCATCATGCCGCCTCCTTGACTTTCTCGCAAATGCGAGTTATAATCTCTTTAGGTTTTGGGCTGTCTCGCAAAGGGGCGGCTCTTTTTTTATTTTCTCCTGCTCTTGCAGGTGGCGAAATGTGATATGTAACCGGTACCTTCGGCTTCCCTGCCGCTATCTGCTCTATTCACAGAAACGACCTCTCCTGCCGGAGTGACTATCTTTTCAGATGCCCTCTCTCCATATCCCGGTCTGCGATAGCTTATCATTTCCGGATTAACCGGCATATTCTTTCCTGCCTTGGTTCTTATCCACATGATTCTCTTCCCGCAGTATGCACAAGTGCCAAACGGATCACTCGACCTCATAGGGTTTAATTCCTCCCTTCTATCCTATATTCTCGCAGACGATTTCTCTATCTGTCTGCCCTATCCCGGTAATTCTGAATGTGTCTCCACAGTCAATGCACCTTATCCTCTCCTGCTCGATGTCTAGTAATGCCATGCCGGAGCAGGAAGGGCACACAGCGCTTTTCCCTATCATGTAGACACTATGCGTACAGTTTATCATTTACCTTTACCCCCCGCACTCAATCTGTCTTAGCTGCTCTATGCTTATCAGCCTGCAGTCCGGGAGCATTATCAAAGGCTCTCCCAGGACAACCTCTGTTCCCTCGATTCTCATTTTGGGATAACTGACAATGACCTGGCACTCCTGGGCTACCTGGTATGAGGAATCCAAAATTACCTTCCGGATTCTCCGGATATCCTGCTTGCTGGTCCTTCTTCCGTTTACCGGAATTTTCTGGAACTCTCGCCGCATTGCGTTCTGCTCTTTGAAGATTCTCTCATGCACATATAAGAAATTCCTTGCCATTCTATCGCCCTCCTAATTAGCTGAGTCTGAAAACGTATGGCCAGGTCTGTCCACTCTCACATATTCCATATCCACAACTGCGATTTTTCTTGGCAGCATTCCGCATATATTTACTCTTGGCACGCAGATAAAATGACGACCATAAAATGCCGTTGCTCTGAGAGCGGTTTCAATTTCGTCCTCCATGTTTTCTTCGGTGAAAACAGAGACGTCCTTGCGGATATATTCTTTTACTATTACCGGAATAATGTCCTCTCCCAATGATAATTTTTCATTCTCACGAAAGAGTTTCATAAGTATCTCAGTAGTCCTTGTTTTGCAAGGATTTGATGCCGCCGGATTCGCGGAACCCTCTTTCTCGCTACACTTTCTTTCCATGTACTTATCCTCCTGATCTTTCTTTTCCTCAGAATACTTATAGGATAATACCGTGGCTTTGTTATTTCCAACTACACCGGCTACAGCCCGTAGAATATAATTCGATAGCCTGCTGGCATTAACACGACTTTCATCGTCCGTCTCAATCTCCAATGTCATTGCCACTCTCATGTCCGACCATCTCCTGTTCACGCTTTTGCTCAGCTGAGACCGCCCTATATAAATCAGTTCGATCCTCACCGCACCAAATTCTTCTTCCATCTTCTGTCTGAATTGTGACAATTCCATCCTGGAACCTGTAACCGGCTACAATAATTCCTCTTATCCATCTTCCTTCAAGATATATTTCCGCTTCCTGCCCTACGTTATAAGGAAACCGTTCTTTCACTTTATTCCTACCTCCTGTTTGCCTTTTTGACCTTCTCGATTTCATCCAGTGCCGGAGCGTTGACGCACTTCTTCATTCCCTCATACAACTCCTTGGCTCCAGGATTGTTTCTCTCTACTTCGTCTGCCAGATGGCGCAGGACCAATACGATCAGCCCTGCGTCCGCCTTTGCATACGGAGAAATGGAATCTATGACATTCTGGGAATAATACTGCAGACCTCTTTCCACCAACTTCATCGCCTCTTTGGTTTTTCCTTTGGCAATCAGTTTGTTTCCTCTATCCACATAACTGCTCATTCTCGGTTTCCCAATATCCTTCAATCCCATTACTCTTCGCCTCCCTCCGGCTCGTCATATCCATAATCATCGTCTGCTCCCTTGTTTCCAAGAAATTCATCGGTGATATCCTCCAGCCCTGCTCCCGGTTCTGTCGGTTCTTCCGGTGTATCTGCCTGCGGTTCTTCCGGCTCTGTGTTTTCATCAGACGGTCCAGGGAGAAGCGGTCTTGCCTCTGCATCGATAATGTTCGATTCATCCTCCGGCTCGTTACCCTCCTGCTGCTGAAAATCTGAGTCAAAGATACTTCTCTGTGATGTGTTCGCAATCGGGCAAAGAACATATATGCCCGTCTCTTCGTCCATCATAACCTCCATTTCGTTGTTGAGGTTTCCGGATTTTTCATCAGAAATCTTAACAGCTGATGTAACCTTATGTTTGAACTGAGGCTTGCTAACCTCTCTCGACTCTCCCTTGATATCCGGATCATAGTTCGGTATGAACTCCTTCACCATGGAAATATCCACCTTTATCGTCATGCTTCCCTCGGTACTGCCTTTCTCCAGCATGGTACCAATCAGTCGCTGCAGAACAAAATTCATATCCGTTTTCATATCCTCAAAGGTATCGCTGTCAAAATCAAGTCTCTTCTCAAAATCTTTGTCCATTCTTAAATCCTCCCGTATTCGATTCCGTTGTTATTCATATATTCCGTCAAGTTGGCCAGCTGTTCCCTGGTTCCAACTGCACAGAATCTTACTTTGTACTTCTTTTCCTCTACTGCCGGCTTCTGAGCAAACGGATCAACTGCCTCCTCTGCCTTTGTCTCCGGCTGCGTGTTTTCTCCGGAAACCGCCGCATTAAATGCCTGCTGCTCGATGGAAGATATTACCTTTCCCATCTGGCTTTCCGGCTCCGTCTGTACTTCCTCGGTGTCCGTCTGCGCCTCGGCTACGCTTGCAGCCTTCTCACGTTCAGCCTGTTCCTTTTCTGCCTGCAGGCGGCGTTCTTCCTCTATACGCTTACGCTCAGCCTCTTCCTGCTCTTTCCGTCTCTTCTCGGCTTCCAGTTTTTCTTCCAGGTCAGAGAGACGCTTGTTCTCTGCAAGTGCCTTAGATAAATCCAGTGTCTTAATGTAGACATCCTTGGCGTTCAGCTTGTACTTGCTTTCCAGGGCATCTATGGTTTCCAAATCCCTGCGGACTCTTTCGATCTTCTCCCTTACCTCCGCCTGTGCAGTCGCTAACTTATATGTCTGATTGAGGTACCGGCTGTCAAATACCTTCTCGAACGGAAGAACCTCCGCAAGATCACCGATGATTTCATCGAAAGTTGCCTTAATCGCCGCTTTCTTTTCTTCCTTCTGCTTTGCTTTAAATGCTTTTACCTGGCCGTCAATCATGCTGACCGGCTCCGAAATAAGCAGGAGAATTTCCTTTACCTCGCTATCGAATGTGTTGTACGGTTCCATGACGGTGTTCTTTACCTTCTTCCGGCAATCCTCGATTGCTTTTGACAGTTTATTTAACTCTGCCCTGTCCGCCTTAGCCTGCTTAATTGAATCCTCGGTGTAGACCACATTCTGATATGCCGCTACCTTTGCCCTTACTGCTGCCTCTAACTCCTGCTTGTTCCAGTCAATGTGACGAAGGAATCCTCCTTCTGTCGGGTTGATAAGCCGGAACTCCATTGTCTGCGGTACTGCAACTGCAGTCTCGCTAACCACTTCACCCTCTACCGTTTCCGGTACCTTTGTTTTTTCTGCCATATTGTCCTCCTTATATTTCATTAGGTCCTACCACACGAATCGTCACATCAACTCTCGGATTCTCTGAGTAGAATTTCCTTACCTGTGCATCCACCACTGCCGAATCATCGTGATATGCCACCAGATTCAGACTGTCGCAGATAATCTTCCCGATATTATCCCAATCCGGTTTCTTCGTTGGCCGGATTTTATGCTCCAGCATGAGCGCCCTTTTCTTCTTGCTGGTGGATTTTGGTATCTCATAGTATGCGATAATTCGCACGTCCAGCATGGCGCCATCCGGAAACATTCTGCCCTTTGCCTCCTGGGAATACATCAATTTAACCAGGTTCTCGTAGTTTGTAGTCTCCTTCGGCGTGTATGTTTTCACAAACTCTCCAGCCCTGGAGAACTTAGGTCTCTGCTTTCCAAATGGCTGACCTGGTACTGAAAATTTGATATGCCTCATAGCATCATCCTCATTCTGCAATTTTTCCTCCTTACTCAGATGCGGAGTCTGCA